GCAAGGCGCTGCCCCATGCGCCTGTATTCCGTCTGTGCTGCTGCCCGTATCTGCTGCCTTGCTCGGGCTACTGCTGCAGTCTCTCTCTCGAGCATGCGCGGACCACCAAGCACAGCCTTGGCCCGTCTCATGCCAGGTGTCTGCATCCCTCGAGACTTGAGCAGCAGGTCAAGGCCTTCTGTCTGCCCCTCAAGGAAGGTCTGCGCTGCAGTCAGGTCACGGGCAAGGCGCGCCTGCTTGGGGGCTGTCTGGATGGCATGGGCATCCTCAAGCAGTGTAGTGGCTTCCCTGCGCAGGCCTGCAGGCACATCCTGCCACCTCTCATACTGCTTGAGCTGGTCTGCTACTGCATCAGGCAACCTGTGCAGCACAGCCTGAGGGCTTGTCTGGAAGGTGCTGCGCCGGAACTGCCCCAAGCTCTTTCTCATGGACTGCTCAAAGACCCGGGGCACACCCACATTGGCTGTGACCATGACCACATCATCAGGCACATTGAGCATGAGCTGCCGGCCAAATAGGGCAGCATCCTCACCAAGGAAGGGGGCCACATCCCTCATGACCTGTGCAGGGGTGTCACTTGTGGCCTTGATGGCCTGCTTGGCTTGAGTCGCCACAGTCTCAGGTAGTGCTGCTGAGTCAAGCACCGACTGGGCTACCCGTCGCACCACCCGCCCATCTGCTGCCCGTCCTGTGGTGACTGCTGCTGCAATGTCTGCCACAGGGTTGGCGACTGCCAGCGCGGCAGACTGGGCGGTTTTAGTGAGCCTTGTGGACGGCTTGCCTGCCTGGACTGCTTCTGCTGCCTTGATGGCTGCCTTGCCTGCTGCATTGGCTGCTCTTGCTACGCCCGGGGCCTTGCCTGCGAGGGTGGCCACACCCTTTGCCCCCTTGATGGCTGTGCCCGGGCCTGCTGGCATGAATACATCCTGCAGACTGCCCGCATAGTAGGCAGCATCAGGGTCACCCCACACCTCTGCATACCAATCCCGAACTGCAGGAGCATCAAGGAACTCATCACCCATTGTGCGCCCTGCAGCTACATTCTGAGCAATGCGTGCAATCTCCGCCTGCTTGAAACCTTCCCAATCCTCAAGGGGACTGGGCACCTCAACCACATTGACGCGCCGCTTGCCCTCAGGGTCAAAGGTGGTGAGCTTGCGCTCCTGCGAAGTGGTAGCCACCCCGGGGGTAGGAAAGGCAAGCTGAGGCACAGTCTTGATGAAGTCCTCAAGGGCCTGCTCATACTCAGGGGCTACGGTCCCCACAATCTTGCGCCCAATAGCTGTAGGCACTTGTAGGGGGTACACCACATCAGGCACCCCAATGCTGCGACGGGCCTGAGCAATGGCAAGGCCCAAGTCATCAGGGTCTTTCGGCACCCCATACTTGTCCACCTCATAGCCAAGGCCCCGGAAGTAGCCCTCTGCAGCAAGGGCAGACACCCACCCCATTGTGCTGCGCAGTGCTGCCCCCAGCTCAGTCTCCACCACCCCAGCAGCCTCACCCGGGCGAGTCAGGATGCCTGACAGCACAGGGCCTGCAAACTCAAGCGCGCTGACCTCTTCGCCTGCTGCCACCTTGGCATCGATCGCGGCTTGGTCTGCTGCAATCTTCTCCCCAATCCTGCGGGCAGACTCAGCCCCAAGGATGGGCTGCAGGGCAAAGGCCTCCTGTACCTCTTCCTCTGCTGTGGGAGGCCTGAGCACTCCCTCATCTACAATGCTGCGCTCTGTCAGGAACTCACCCTCAGGAGTGACTGCAGGTATCTCCTGCTCCACAATGCGAGTGGGGCGGAAGAATGGCAGGCCTTCCTCTGTCACCCGCTTTGCTTCCTCTTCGCCCGGCTGGATGATGCGGGTGGCCTGCTCCTGAGCCTTGCGCCGTTCTCTCTCGAGGGTGGCAGCTTCCTGCGCAGGGCGCTCCTGCTCGGGCACAAAGGTCTGCCGCGCTGCCATCTCTGCCCGTGCTGCTTCCTTTGCTGCTTCCTCTCGAGCAGCTGCGAGTTGAGCAGCAGGAGGGATAGGGGCAATAGGTGTGGGCACCTCTGCCATGGGTTCTACAGGCACCACAGGAGCTGCAGGGATGATGCCCTGCTCTCTCAGGAGTGATGCAGCCTGCTCGGCATCCATGCTGTCAGGGAATGTATAGACAGCATCACCTACTCGCAGCTCCACACAGCACCTCTATTGGGGCACAAATTGCCCCGTGGCAGGGTCATACACATAGCGCTTGGGCGCTGCCTCTGCCTCACCTGCAGGGGCAGCAGGAGCAGGAGCAGCAGGAGCAGCAGGAGCAGCAGGAGCAGCAGGAGCAGCACGAGCGGGAGCAGCCTGTGCAAGCGGTTCCCTGCCCGCAAGCACTCCCTCAATACTGCGATAGGCCCGGGTGCCCGGGCGTGCAATGCTGGGGGCTCGCTCAGGCAGGTCTGTGCGGGTGACCTCATAGCCCTCATCTACCTTGCGGTAGCTGTAGCGAGGGTCAGAAGGGTCCACCTGTGCGAGTGGTACAACCTCTTCGCCCAAGTCCATTGTGACCCGTTGCTCAGGCTTGGGGGCTGCCACAGGCTCTGCAGCCTTCTGCCTGAACACATCACCTGCCTGCTGCTGTGCAAGGGCTTCCTCTCGGGTGGCAGACTTCTGCAGGCGCTGCATGAAGAGTGCCTGCTGGTCAAGCTCCTGCTCAAGCTGCTGGGTGATGGCAGCATCTGCAGCCTTGGCAGCTTCCTCCTGCTTGGCTGCCCGCTGCTGCGCTGCCCGCTGTAGCTCCCGCTGTGACGGGTTGCTCAGGTTCTGAGCCTCATACTCTTTGGCAGCAAGGGCAAAGCTGAGAGCAGCCTGCAGCTCATCACCCTTGAGCACTTTCCCAAGCTGTTTCTCAAGGTCTTTGATGGTGTAGGCCTTGCCCGCTGTGTCCATTTGCCTCACAAGGTCTGCAGCAAGGCGCTGGGGTTTAGTGACTGCCTGCAGCTCCTGCTCACCTGCCAGAATGTCTGTGAGAATGTCATCAGCCCCAATCATGGCCTTGTAGTAGGGACTCTTCTGGTACTCGAGGTAACGCCCCCCATTGAGGTCAGGGTCATAGCCCCGGGCAATCAGCTCCCGCTTTGCACGCTCCCTGCGGGGGTCACTGTACTGAGCACCGGGTGCCGTTCGGCGCTGCTGCTCGAGCTGTGCCACCCGCTGCCTGCTTGCAAGCACCTGTGGCTCAAAGTTGACGCGCTCATCATTGCGGTAGGCCTTCTTTGCTTTGGCCTCATCATAGAGTGCTTTGGCAAAGCGGTAGTCCTCTTCGCTTGCAAAGTCCTCCACAGCCATGACCCCATCAGCCATGGCCTGCAGCGCTGCCTCAAAGGCATCCTGCTCAGTGGAGAAGTTGACACCCTTGGGCGCTGGGGTCTGCTGCCTGCGCTCTACAATGGCCTGCCCATCGTACCCACCCCGGATACCTGCAGGGCCAGCAAAGAAAGCAGCCTCAAGCTGCTGCTGCAGGGCCTGCTCTACAGCTTTTTCCTCAGGGCTGAGCGCCCGAGGTGCCCCGCTGGGAGCCTTGCCCCGGGCTACCTGCTCGAGCTGCTGTCTGACCTGATTGATGTAGCCCTCATCCACCTGCCCCGCTTCCAAGATGCGCACAATCTCAGCGCCCTGCTCGGGGGTGGTGTCTGCAGTGATGAGGCCCATAGCTACATCGCGGGCAGTCTGTGGGGCTCGCCCTGGCCCTACTGTCACTGCGGTCAGCTCTGCCCGTGCTTCACGCGGTAGCTGCAGGCCTGCTGCCCTGCCTGCCCTGCCTGCTGCTGCCCTGCGCCGTGCTGCATCCTCACCGGCATACTGCTGCTGCAGAAGTGCCTGAGCGCTGCCCAGGTCCTGAGGGCGCACCCGGAAGACCTCACTGAGGTTGGTGAGGTTTTGGCGCTCGCTCTGGATGAGGCTGTCAAGGTAGTTGAGGCGGTCCTGCTCGCTTGCAATGTCCCGCGCTATGTCCTGATAGCGCTGATAGGCGCTGATGGTGCGGGCATACTGCTCTACATACTGAGGCCTGCGACCTGCAAAGGGTGTGGGCGTGGGCATTTAGAACTCACTCGGGACAAGGCCACCAAAGGTGAACCCGGGGGGCTGAAGCGCAGATAAACGGACAACAGTCCTATCTGTCTGCTTGGGTATCTGAGCGTCTTGCAAGATAGTTTGATGCTTCATCATCACTGCAGTCTGAGCCACCTGACCTGCCCCTGCAAGGCCCAAGCTGAGTGCCTGCATGCGAGCAGCCTGGAGCTGAGCTTCTGCCTGCTGTGCTTGCCCCTCGAGGGCTGCAATGCGTGCGCGTTCCTCTTGGCGCTCTGCAAGGTCTGCCTGCATGATGGCTTCCTGCTGCTGCTGCTGCACTGTGCGGAGTGCCTGCTGCTCAGCCTGCTCCCGCAGGAAGATATCTCTGCCCGATACAGCACCTGGGGCTGCTGCCATCTGCTGCAGTGTCTGCCCCTCAAGCTCCCTGCTGATGCTCTGCTGCGCTGCCTCACCCTGCCTGCGGAGTGCTGCTTCCTCTGCAGCTGTGAGCCCAAGCTGCCCCTTGGCCTGCCTCCTGCGCAGGGCATCAAGCTCCCGCTGCTGCTGGGGAGTCAGGCGCATGGCCTTTGCAGCTCGAGCAGAACCAATGCCCTGAGTGATGCCACCCAAAGCGCTGGCAGTCCCTGCAGCAATCAGCCCAAGTGTGATGGGGTCCATTCAAGGCCTCACAGGTAGAAGGTTTCAATAGCCACACCCCAGTTGACCACAGCTACCCGGTCAATCTGAGAGTGAGCTGCCAGCCCAAAGGTGATGCGACCATTGGGGGCATCGTAGATGAGGGTGCCATCCTGCGACTGATATGCGCCCCCCAGTGTGTAGGGGACCGCAGCACCTGCCCCTGCTGTGGTCGACCACCCTTTTGAGTGATTGTGAGCCTCTTGAGCGTGGCCCCTGTAGCTACTGTAGGCAGTGGACACATCACCCACATAGGGTGCAATCCACACCTGACGCGATGATTGACCCACCTGCCCTGCCCCTGTGCTCACATCGGGGCCTGCCTCCACCTCATACCAATAGTGGAAGGCCACAGTGCAGGCCCTGCGCAGGTCTACTGTGATGGCTGTGCCTGGTATCGCGTGGAAGGCCTGACTATCGCTCCTGCCCTGCCCGCTCAGGTACTTGGTGCAGAAGGTCAAGCGGGTCATACCGCTATTGCTGCCCCCCTGATGCCCGCTGACCCCATGCTGCACAGCACTGTAGGCCTCATAGGCAGGGGGCTGGATGTGGCGGGTGTCAATCCACTGGGAGGCCTGCACATCCCCTGCCACAATCGACCCATGCAGGTACTTGCGCAGCTCTTGATAGTTGCCCTCGAGCTGAGCGCTCTGCAGGGCTGTGCCATCAGCAAAGACTGTGGGTGGGCTAAAGCTCATCACTGCACCAGATGCTTGAGCACTGCGAGGTTGCCCCCATTGTACCAAAGAGCAGACGGGTACCCGCTGAACACTGTGTCATGCACCAAGTAGTTGGTGCTGCCCACACTGTAGGGGTGCATGATGCCCTTGATGACCACCCGCAACCCATACAAGGTGATTGGGCTGGCAGGCGCATGAAAGTAGGCTCCACTCACTCCACGGAAGTAGAAGTTAGAGGGTATTTCAGTACCGGGAAGATAGGCCCCATTGGGACTGTTTGCATAGGTCAGGTCCGCTGGAAATACAGCACTGGCACGGGTATTGGCGAGGGGTGCCCCATACTTACCGCCAATGACAGTGGTAAAGTCCTGCTGCCCAAATACTGGCACCCAGTTGGTAAGGCTTGAGTCAGTCACATCCCACTCAAGGTAAGTGACCCACACCCCTCCCCAAGTGCTTGAGGGTCTGCTGCCAAGGCTGCCATCTTGGAAGAGGTTGTAGGCAAGGCTACCCGCAGTGTCCCAGTTTGCCCCGATTGGGGCTACTGACAGGTTCCAATAGGCGCGGAAGACCTCACCCACAGCAATGGTCAGGCCTCCTGCTCCAAAGCTCATCACTGTGGGGTTGCCTGCTCCATCCTCTACCGGATGAGCAGCTGCAGGCATAGTAGTCATGCCAGGCACTGTCACATAGGTGGTGTGCTTCCAATCATTGAGCCCAATCTGCACAGACTGGGCATGAGTGAGCAACCAGCCCCCAGCATCGAACTGGGGAAGGTCATGCGCTGCATCACGGTGGTTGAACTGGTTGAGGTCCGTCTGAGTGTAGGAGGCAAACCGGTCATTGAGGGAGGCAGCATCAAGCACATCCCCGTCATGCACAGGCCCGTCTGTAATCCTGCTCATCTCCACCTTCCCATGACAAAGTAGCGCATGCCCCACAGGTGCGCCTGAGGCACAATCTTTGCCCCTGTGGTGACAAGCAGGTCATCCTCACTGGGCTGCACAATGCGGTACTGCAGGCGGATAGTCACATCACCCTGAGGCACCAGTGATGACCCAATCACCCGGAAGGCCTCATGATAGGCAGGCCCCCGCTTCTCAGCAATCGCTACCCCATTGGCTGTGATGCGCAGGTTGAGGTAGCGGGGAGTTTTAGGCAGCGCCACATTGGCCCCATCTGCCATGCCTCCCATGATGTAGCCGTTGCCAGCCCACTCAATGTGCAGGTGGCCACCTTTCCACCCCTGCAGCAGGATGCCTGAGCCTGTGCTCACATTGACCCACCCACCCGGGTAGTTGGTGTGGGCAACTGCCAACCAGGCATTGCTATCCACTGCCCCACTCAGCAGTCTTACAGTGTCCTGCTCTCCTGAGCCTGTGGGGTACTGACTCGAGCTGTAGGAGCGCAGCAGAGCCCCAGCTACCAACCTGCTGTCATCCACATAGTCAGCAGGGAGCTGGTCCCTATCAAGGGTGGTGATGCTGCTCTGCTGCGCTCGCAGCTCATCGTTGACTGCATCAGGGGAAGCGGTAGCGCCCTGAGTGGCTTCTCTTTGCGTCCACTGCTTCATGCTCTCCGCCCCATCACCACCTTGGTGCCCTTGGTCGTGAACTCATACTCATGGCCCACAATGATGAGGTCAGCAGTCGTCTCAACCTCAAAACAGAACCACGCTGCACTCATGTGGGCGACACTGTAGCGCAGGGGCACCAATCGCTCTTTGCTGTAGCTGGCAGTCCCCAAGACAGTGCTATCCATGGTGGGCAGCACATCAGCATCAGGAGGCTGTGCCAGGTAGGTGCGCTCAAGCACAGGGGTGAGGGAGAAGTCTTTGTAGTGGCGCATGGTGATTGAGGCGTCACCCGTAGTCATCACCCACACAGTCACATAGGTCACCTGCTTCTGCAGCTGGGGGTCACCTGCTGACCACCATGCTGACCGGTAGGTGCTTGTGGGTGGCGGGTTCCACACCATCACATCATCACTGATGACACTGCCCCGGGCTCGCTTGCCCGATTGGACAAATAGACCGCGCTGGGAGTCTGTGCCCCCTGCTTCTGCCCCTGTGTGATGCCCAAAGATGATGGTGCCATCTGCCCGGGTGCTGATTGCTCCCACAGGAAAGCCGCTACGGGTAGACCAAGCACTCAGGCCTTGAGCGTCAATGAGTGCCAGCCGGTCAAGGTGCAGCACTATCCCCCGGTTGGGGCGGTCGCTTCCTGCAGCTGCATACCAGACCTGGTATTCCCGAGCTGCTGCGCTGAACACACCCACAGCTTTGGGCAAGCAATCAGGGGTCATGCGCTGCAGAAGCTCATCCTGCTGCACAGTCAGGTTGATAAGGTCTGCAATAGCCCCACCCTCAAGGCCACCTGTGAGGGCATACACCCCATCACGGGCAAGGAAGACCACACCCAGCCCGGGCACTGCTTGGATGGTGTGGGGAGACAGGCAGGCCACTGAGTTGCTGATGGTGGTGACCTCAAAGCCCCCGGTGTAGCTCCCGCTCACCACATCAATGCCCCGTTCCCTGAACACTACAAGCCGGGTGTAGCTGCCAAAGAGGCCGGTGACTGCCCCACCTTCTGCGCTGAGCTGGATGTAGCTGGCAGGACTGAACTGCTCAATCAGACCCGGGGCTGAGTAGTACAGGCTGAGGCCATCTGCTGTGCCCCCATCCAGCCACAGACAGCCTGCGAAGAGGGCAGAAAACCGTGCCCGGGGGGCAGGCAGCGGGCCTGTAGCAATCTCCTGGCGCGGGTTGCGCAGGTCTGCAGTCTTTACAGGGTCAAAGAAGAGGTCCTCTGCATTGTTCCGCACTACATCGACGCTATAGAGGGTGGTGTCACCCACATATTGGTAGTCATCGCTGTAGTTCTTGGTGCGGTAGACCTTGCGCGCTACCGTACCCTCAGGCCCGATGGGCAGCTGCAGCGCTACACAGTGGCGCGCACCCACTGCCCCACTTGGCAAGTCCCATGAGACTGTAGCAAGCTCACTGAGTGGCCCCTCACTGCCCGTGTCACTGATAAAGCTCACAGCGTAGGAGAAGAGGGACTGCTGAGTACCCAAGTCCCCGCGCTGAGTAGCAAAGCCCAGTCCCCACTTGCCCCCATCTGCAATGGCTGCAGCGTTGCGCCATGCCCACAAGGTCACACCACTCTGCACAGTGGGGTTGTAGACCCCGGAACCACTGGGGGCAGGCATGGGCACTACTTGGTAGGGCTCAGGAGCTGGGGGCAGCGTCGCAAAGCCAAAGGGGCGGACACAGCGGGAGATAGCTGTGCTGCTTTCGGCAAAGTCTCCAAGGGGCCACGGGTTGACGATGACAGGACGGTCAACCCCATTGGTGACAATGGTGCCATGAGGGGTATCGGTAAACCATGGCCCTGCCTCAGTAGGGGTGGGCACATGACGGTCAGACTGCAGCACCCGTAGTGCAGGCACTCCCCCTACTGCATCGTAGTAGTACTGCAGCTTCCCATCTGCCTCAAAGAGGACTGCCTGCCTTGCACCGCCCCCCAGCTGCTGCGCTACATGCAGCCCATAGATGGGGCCTGTAGTCGTGAAAGGCTCCCAGCTCGAGTGGCCCACCCGGTAGGGCTCATAGCCCACACGACTGCACCAACCGCCTGACACCCGGTCAATGCGCCAGTTGTTTACCTCACCTGCGTTCTGCGGATTCTGAGGCAGCCGGGTAGCAATGCCACCTGCTGTGGGTGTCTGGTACTGTGACTGGTTCATGAGAAGGTCAGTTTTCCAAACGGGTTGCGCACAAAGCGGTAGCCCGCAGTGGGCTGCCCCTTGATGATGCGACGGGGCACCTCTTTGAGGTAGCGCTGCTCCATGGCCTTGTAGAGCACATCTTTCTTGCGCATGTAGACCTGAGCAAGGGCAGGATTGTCCACCTTGAGACTCAAGGCCTCAAGCGCCGCATAGGCCACAATTTGTGCATAGGCAGCAGGTACCAGTGGGGCGTCTTGGTCTTCCTGCATGCGAGTGGGAGCAATCACCATGCGCACATTGACATCTTGGTCAGCGCTGGGGTGAGGGTACAGCTCTACAGACTGATACAGCGCTGCCTGGTTGAACCGGTACCGGATTGCCCGGGCATGGAAGCTCTGGCTATCCAGCTTGGCAAGGCTCAGGTCAGGCTTGAGGGTGATGCCCCCAGTGGGAGGCACCGTATCCACACCCACAGCAAGGGGGTCCTCTGTGTCTGCATGCCTCACCCGGACTGGGGCAAGGATGCCCGCCTCAGGGCAGGTGAAGTAGTAGCGACGATAGAGGCCTGTCTCATTGCCAATCGTCTCAGGTGTGAGCTGCAGGGTCTGGGTATCGGTCAGGCTGTAGGTGGCCACCTTGCTCAAGGCAGACTCAAACCCGCTGCTGTATTGAGCCTCATAGGTCGGGTAGTTTTGCGCTGCAGGCCCCTCCACATTGACCATATACAGGTTGATGGTGCGAGCGCCCTGCCCCACTGCTGCGACCGTTGCCACACCTCGAGGGGTGACCGGTGCTGCTACCCGCCTGCCCTCACTGGGCAGGTAGGCCTCAATCGTGCCCAGGAGGGAGGGGTCAAGGTTGGCATCCTCCCGCTCCCACTTGCTCAAGTAGAGAGCCTTGGCAGGGATGCCCACATGGGGGTCAGACAGGTTCTGCAGCGTCATACAGTCGCTGGGTAGGTAGACTTCCCTGCGCTGCACAGTGGCCGTGTAGGTGCCTGTGACCCCTGTGTAGGGACGGTCCACATACAGCCGGGTTGTCAGCTCTACCCATGCAATGTGATGGGTGTGCTCATCCCCGTTGCTATCCGTGAAGGTCAGCTCCGCCCCTGCGAGGGTGCTGCCCGGGGTCACTGGGTTTGTGGACACGGGCAGGCCTGCGCCTGTGACCTGTGCCTGCCCATTGGTGAAGGTCAGCGATAGGGTGGTGTCCGTCCACACCTGCAGCTTGCGGTCCCTCGAGCAGAAGGCCCAAGGCCTATCTGTGAGGCAGCGTGTCTGTGCATCGTTGAGCAGGCTGACCAACTGCTCACGATATGTGTCGTTGCTCGGGTCATAGTCCAGAAGGTTCCCGCAGAAGTCGAGCAGCTCACCCAGATTCATCGGTCACCTCATGGGAAAGAGCCCCACCCAGCTTGAGCAGGGAGCTGGATGGGGCAGACAGCAGGAGCAGTGAGAGAGGACAAACCCGCTGCTGCCTTGGGGGGGACTCAGAAGCGCTTGGGGATGTGGATGGCAACCTTGTTGGCCGTGGTTGCACCCTTTGCCTCAAGCGACACTGCAAAGAGGCCAGCGGTATCCGTGTTTGCCGAAGCATCCACTTCACCAGCAGCCGTCTTGCCAGCGCTAAGGGGCAGGCCAGCAGCACCAATGGTGCCGCCTGCGCAGTTTACATCGGCCACATAGCCGGACACCACAACCTCAACCTGCTCACCACTTGCTGCAGCGTTCAAGCTGACGCCGACTGCGAGCGGGTTGCCCGTGCCCACATTGGCTGCTTGGATGACATAGAGCACCCGGTCAGCACCCGTCTGGGTGGTGTCAAGGGCAACAACATCACCGGCAACAATGGTGCCACCTGCAAGGAAGGTTTCGGTTTGCCGCCGGTTGGAGGTGTCAGCCCCTTCCCCAGCGTCAATGAACTGGACGAGAGTAGAAGTAGCCATGTTCTCAGGCCTCCGCGTCGAGAAGGACACCGTGCGAAGCAAGGTGACCGGTGACAAGCTGCATGCGGCAGAACACCATTGCAGCCTCAGTAGCAGTACCCGGCACAGGCATCATATCCGACACCTCAAAGAAGCCGTCAGTATCTGCATACAGCTGGAAGTTGCTGCTGCTCAGCACATAGGCGCTGACAGGCTTGGCAGGGTTCTGAGCGGTGAAGCCGAGGTTGGGCTCCACATAAATCTTGGCACCACGCCACATGGCAACCATATCGCGGTCCAGACCATCACGGTCAGAAGCGCTGACATAGTTGACATAGCTCTGCTGCTGAGCTTGGAAGGCAGCAAAGCACTTGGGCGACATGAAGATGATGTCAGGGAACTCACCCGAGGGGTTGCGCACCTGGCAGTCAATCATGAGCTGGTCAAGGTGGGACAGGTCGAAGTTGGCAGCCGAGTCATAGAACTGGTTGAACCAGTTGTTGGCCTGATAGGTAGCCTTGCTCAGACCGCCCACACTGTTCTGCTGGGAAGCAGCAGCCACACCCTCAAGCCAACCGGTGCCTGCAGCAGTGGTCAAGCCGTTCAGGGTCTGCAGCGTGGTGAGCTTGGTGGAGTTGCCCACCATCACCTGCTTGCTGACTTCCTTCTTGAGCCCAAGCATGACATTCTTCATCTTGGATTCAAGGATGTTGACCACAGCAAGGTCACCCTTGTTTGCAGCCTTTTCCACAGCGCTCAAGATGATGGGCTGGGTGAAGTTGCTGTACTCAAACTTGGCAGTGTTGAAGGGGTCAGTGACTGCCATGCTGACAGGCTCAAAGCCGTTGCTCAGCTCGGTG